TGACTTACCTGGAACTTCAGAGAATTCATTGTTACACTGCCAAAGAATTCTGGAAAGCCACAGAACAATCCCAGATCTTCTTCGGAGAGCTTCTCAAAAAAACTGACTTTCCCGATAAAATCAATGCTATTTATGATAAACATGGGATAGACAGAGAACAATGGGTACAGGTCCTACAAAGAGTCTCTACACTGTCCTTTTTCCCGACTAAAGAAGTTGATACAATCAATAAAGAAATCAAACTTCTTTGCCGAAATTATATCGTACAAAACGATTGTTGGTGGTACTCATACACTGCCGCTTCACATTTATGCAATCATATTAAACACACCATAACACCATCACTCATGCGTGAAAAGGTAAATGGAATCTGGGTTTACTCACCAACCGAATATGGTTTTCAGATCATTAAAGAGATCAGGAATTATATCAATTCCTTAGGATAATCCCCAATCCCAAGCTAAGGCCTCATCAATACGGTGGGGCTTTGTTGTGAGAAATGACTAAAGATCCTCACTCGAGACTATTGGCTATATAGGTATACCGCAAAAAACTAAAGTTATATGGAAAATACCGATAATCAGCCAAGACTACCAAGAGCTAAGAATGCAACTATGTATGCTCTAACATATCAATTATCTAATAAGTATCTAAACAAACGTAGAACGTATCAAATAGTAGCTAAAGCTTACATAAACAATGATTTCCAATACAATGGTACCTTTACCGATATTTATACCTTCTCCGATCTCACAAAGATACCTGTTCATATCATACATAAAGAGATGTATCGTATGGTCAAGGATACACAATTGCTCACAAAAGAGGATGCCGAATCACTAGCTCAGGGACTCGTTCTTAGGGCCCTAAATGGGGCCTTGGCGGACGGCCTATTTTCTCGGGGTCTCCAGGGCTCCTTGGCACCTGGACTGCTACGTACGCTTGCCAAAGGGCAAAAGCCAATTGGCCTACTTAACTCTACCGCAAAGCACCTTGAGGTATCCCTGCAGCAACAAAAATTACTGCTTGAAATAGCTAATATCTTGACTAAATCCCAGACTATATCGCTGACTCAGAATATACATAATCAGAATACCTATAACACCCAATATCTCACTATTGAGAAGGCCATGGAGCTATTAGAGGATAAGACTAACTCAGGCCAATTATTAAGTGAGCCCAGCCAAAAGGCCCTTGCCGAACTATACAAGTTAGATAGTATAGAAGACATTAGGGCTAAGAATACGGATGAGGGTGCCGTTGCTGTTAATCTTCCTACCGTAAATGAGGAATTGTTAAAGGATGCGACTTGGGCCGAGGAGCTCATCGATTAGGGATATTCAATAGGGCCTTGCTACACTGGAGCCTCCAACTAAGGAGTTCCAAAGCCAAAGGGCCCTATTATTGTGGATAGAGGGAGCTAGCCTTTAGGCCCTTCCACAAAGAGTATAGGCCCTTACCACTTTCTGCAGGTTAAAATAAAGGGTTGCATTAGGTAAAAAAGGATTTTATATTTGCATATATAATAAAATAATTATGCAATAATGCAAAATAACCTTTCAAACCTTAAAACACTTAAATGCGATGAAACATTCAAAATTTCCTTACCAAAAATTTACCTGGGATAACGACGACCGGGATACCTCGATTCGGTCGGAACTTATCTCGGCTATCGAGGAACGCTACGGTAAACATCAAATCGATTTTACCAAAAGATCACTCATCCTTGAAATTTCAAATCCAGGACTTTTAACGGTTGTCGATCACAAACCTTTATTTTCGATTATCGAAAGTATTTTCTCAAATCATGATATCGATATTATCCAGTATCAGGTAGAACACATCACTACATCCTATGATTATGATCATATCAAAATCAGGATTCAGAAAGTTCTTTGCTTTTAACGTTAAAACATTAAAACTATGCTAAAACCAGAATCAAATTCTGTAACACAGTTCGATGCTATGCCTATTATCAACTTAACTGGAATCGGACTGAAGGAAAGACTTATCATCCTTAATCTTTTCATTATGGCTTTAGATGCCATTCTTCAATGGGGGGACCTCGAACACACAAGCGATTGGGATCCTTACCTTGTAATCCATACCGAAGACGGTCACTCGATAGAAACTGAATCCGGATATTCCGAATGCGAACTTAATACAGAGAAAAATATCTTATGTATCGTAGATGCTGGGGATTCTCCTGACCATCCAGAATACTGGAATCTTAACGTAATGGATATCAAAACTATCAAACTTTACCGTTAACCTTTACTTAAACCCATACACCCAACTAAGCCCTTGCCTAACCGTTAGGGCTTTTTTATGTAGGCATACCATATAGCGTATAGGCCCTTAGTTTAGAGGAAAATATTAAGGCCTTTAATGTTAATTAATGGTTTTATTAGGTAAAAAAGGATTATATATTTGCATTATGCAAAATAAAATAATATATAAAATTATGCAAACCCCAAAAATTTATAAATATGCAAAAATCAATCACAGCCTACAACAAGGCGCATGCAGGTAAATGCACCAAGCCCGAATTAGGGAGGGAATTGCATTATGAGAAATATTTAATTGAGAAATTAAGATTAAATATGCGGAATCATTTGTTGCAAAGAAATATTCCGAAGCCCGATATTAATTTTGTAATCGAGCAATTAAGTGCAAGGGTAACAGAGAAAAATATATTGGATGTATATGGGAGACCGATTGCATTGATATTGCAATGCCTGGCAAAAAATGAATTGGGTAAATTAAAGAGTTACACCGCAAGTTATACAAAAGGATATTTACCCGATGGACCGAAATTGCAAAAGTAATTAATTTGGATAATAAATATAATAGGTTAATGGTAGCTTATAAAATAATCACAAAACCTTAAAACTATGATACCTACAAGAACACAACACCGAATCTATAATATGAAGGCCTATATGAAAGGCCTTTCTATCATCCTAATACCTATCATTATCGTCATTATTTTATCATTAATCCATTAAGCGACTACATTATGAAAACAAGAACATTCTTATTCATCATTATCTGTTTGGCTTTGGGGATAGGCTTTGCCTGTCTACCTGAGGTTCCTCTCCTGCAGGACATTGATAAAGAACAAACCGCATTGGCTCAAGGGGTACCCGCTACCCAATGCCGTGGTATCACTAAGGATTCGACCCGATGCCAGCGGCGGACTACCGATTCTACGGGGTATTGCTTCCAACATCGTAACCAGTATGATAGAGGTCCTTTACCTGCAAACTCACATATGGTAATTCTACCGGCGACTACGGACTCTTCTGCCTCCAACTAAGCCGGTATATAGTTAATGGTTCGTTTGTCTAATATTTGCATATTTATATAAAAGGTTTGTTTTAAGGTGCCTACGGCATGCACTAGTGCATTAATTAGTAAACTAAGTAAGTAAATATTATTTAGTTAAAAGTTATGTCTAGTTGCATGCCGTTTGGTGTGTGGAAACGGCACCAACCAAGTAGGTCTATTGAGCGCAAAGGCCCTACAGCGGCTCATCTATAGTAGCGTATAGGCCCTAATAGAATTGAGCCAAACGGCCGAGCCATTCACCTCGGGCTAAGGCCTTTCCTATCTTCCCATTCCCACCTTACCCACCAAATTTGCATATTTATTTATTTGAAAAAAAAATTAAAAAAAAGATAAATTTTTTTTAAAAAATACTTGTATATTAAAAAAAAGTATTATATTTGTCATAGTTATTTATGTATTGTTTTTTTCACTTTTTCAAAAATAACTGTATATCTATAAAATGATATATGTAAAAGTGTGCAATTATTAGTTCATTGATATATAAATTGTAAAATTAATTTTTATCTATTTTTGTAATTAGGTATAAAATAGAATATATTTAGTAAAATACTAAATGAATAAAATTTACCTTTTAAATCTTAAAAAAATGAGTACTGAACAATTAATTGCAGAGATGAAAAATAACGCAAAAGTAAATAATAACAATAGCGTTAAAAGTTTATACGATTATAATAAAATCGCTAAAAATGCAGACCAATTATTCAAAAACTCTTCTTTACCTGCATTAATCAAAAAGAGTGCTAATATTGAAAAAGACAAAGATTTATTAAAAAAATTACGTACAAATTTACGCAAGATAAAAGATAATTTAATAAATGAATGTTTTAAAAATGCAGATAATAAAGAAAAATTTTTGCAGTCTGTTAATGATTTAAAAGAGTATCATAGTAAAGTATTTTCATCTGATATTTTCGCTGTTGATACTCTGTCAAATTCAGAAGAAACTAAAGAAAATTTGAGTAAAATTTTTACTTTACTTGAATTTTACTCTTCTGAAAAAAAAGTATCAGAAAAAAAAGTATCTGAAAAAGATACTAAAAAATAAAATTTGAATTAAAATAATATAGAAAATAAGATATGTAATTTTTTTACTTGTCCCCTATTTTCTATATTATTTTTTTAATATATATTGATACCAGTTGCCTTTCCTACTACCACTACCTGGCTTCGTAGGGTCCGGAAAAATCCCTAATCCCCTACCTACAACAATGAGGCCCCACTTCCCAATTGTACATTGAAAAGCAAAAAGCACCATCTGTTTAGAAAATTCTAGGAAAAATTTTGAGAAGAAAAGGTTTTAAAATCGTCGATTTGCCGCATCTCGCCGAATTTCTTCTTTAAGGACATCATAATTATCCTTAATATACTCTCTAACATTATCGCTACATTTATCGTTATCATAACACCAGATTAAATATGATGCAGGTACATTTATCATTTGGATACCCTTATATTTCCCCCACGGCATAGGGCTTTCATCCGATAATTTATTCATATTTAAAATAGTGAAGGTTGAGAAATGTTTAATACGGGTGGTCTAACAAATATATATTTAACTATAGAATAACGAATTCTACGCATTACGGAGCCTCCATTACTATCGTTTTTCATAGAGGTATTTCCCTCAATTGTGATAAAGGAATCGGAATCTCCCCAACCCTCAAATATCCCAACATGATCATATCTACCATCATCATTCCAATCGAAAAATACCAAATCTCCAGGTATGGGTTCGGTAACTAGTGATCTCGATTTAATAAAATAATCAACGGCATATTGGCATCCTGCCATTCCCTTCGGAGATCCGATATTCCCTAAAGGGTACCCTGCTTGGTGATACACCCAAGAGACAAAAATTGCACACCACGGTACACCATTTAAACCAAACCACTCTCCATATTTTGTAAGATTGGAATTAGGGGGATTTTCTGAATACCCTAATTGTGAAATTGCTACTTCTACGATTTTATTCATATCTCTAAATTATTAATCCAAAACCCATAACAAAACTTCGGCCTGTTCCTTTGCAAATATAGCCGCTGCTGTGAATAACCTCTTATCATTTTCCGATCCCGAATTTTCGGCTGTGGTTCTCATGTAGGCTTCATATTCCAGAAGCTCTTTTATTTTAGCCTTGATCTCTTTCTTTGTTTTCATTGTTTTTATTGTTTTCAATTATCCCCGCGCCATTAAAACGGCGCGTAACAGTCTACAACAGCCATGCAAGCACGGCATAGTCAAAGTCCAGCACCTCATTAAATCCATCCATCCCCCCGGCCAGCGTGAAGCAGGTCAGCGAAGGCCAGTTCTGTTTTAGATACTGGCCCGGCTGCGCCTGCATGACGAGGACAGGTAAAAGGAACAATATGATGGGGGTAAGTCTCATTTCACTTCAACAAAAATAACAGACGGTTCATCAGGTGATGACCAGTGGCACTTTGGGGATTTCAAGCACAATCTATCCCCATGAGTAAAAGCACAGCCTTTGCAAGTTATTTTTGAATCCTTTTTTACTCGATAGGTCTTACCTTCCAACTCGAAGGTTTCACCTGGCTTTAATCTTTTTAGGCTAATGTCTTTCATATTGCTGTTATTTTACTGATTTATACGGATAAACGCTATAGCTGTTATACACCAGTTGTGCTTCATTTGCCAACGCACTTAACCCATATAAGGCACTTCTTTTTTATAATTCCCCTCTAAGGCATTCTTTGCAAACTGCTCACTCTGCTTTACTTGTCTATCGTGGCAAGTTTGACCACCTTCTTTGCGTGGGTTTCTACTTTCGTGTATGTTCGCAGTAATTCTAAGGGCATCATAAATTGCCTCTAATTGGTACTTGTAAATTGTAATTTCTTCCATTCTATTAAGTTTTGTGTCGCCCTCCCGCAAAAACGAAAGCACAACAATAAATAAAAAACATTAAAACGATTTTTTATTAAAACCGTTATGCGTAATTGCTCGTTTTAGGCTGAGGTCTTTCATAGTCCGAGTTTATTTACTGTTATAACAATAAACCCCCAGAACTTTGGAACCTAAAAGAGAATTCCTCAAAACTCGGATAGGTGTCTGGGGGCCCCAATTAACCCGGTAAACCAAAAAACCGGACAAAGCAAACTGAAACTTAATTTTTAAACCATTAAAGTCAAGAACTTTAAACATATTAGATTGGTTTATTATTAATAGTAATTCTATTAATAACTAGAAGAATCAAATTTTGACTTATACCGGTTATCTAGGTACAAATTTTTAAATTTTTCCAAATCCGCTTTTTCTAACCCCACCGATAAAATCGGTACAAACCCAATACAGGTAACTACGATTTCCTTTTTTCCATTTTTTATGGCCTCTATCTCATGGGGCTCTAATTCAAAAGTAACTGTATGGGCTATGGTAAAGGTATTTGAAAGAATGATATCTTGCTTTTCAGCTGGAAGTTCATCCACAAACTCAAATCCTTTAGGGCCTGTAATTTTAGTGTTTGTTTTTTCTGTAATTATCGGTTTCATGTTATTGTTGTTTAGTTGGCCAATAATAAGGCAATTCTGGATCAATATCTTTCCATTTACAATACTTATTAAGGTATCTATAATACCGGTAGTACTTATTAGCTAAGTCTATGTAATTTTCATCCTTATACTTAATAGCTTTTTCTAGATAAGAAACTTTTAACCTTAATAAAGCAGCTTTATGGGAATCATGGAATTCTTTTTTTCCTAGAAATGAGGGAACTCTGGCTTTCCCCTTTAATTCTGTAATTTTATAATTATGAACTAATTTCCTTGATTGCATCTCTAATATTAGAGTATTCTGATATTTTTTTAGGAAGTTCCGATAATTAGCCCACATTAATATCCCAGGTTCAGAATATAGAGGATTATTTTTATCCTTTAATACTGATAAAATCATTTTAGTATTACTCACCTGAGATTTCAACAAATCATCTGGTAAAACTTTAACACAGTAGGTTAAATTCTTATATGGAAGATAAATTATCAATCTCTGGAAATTTGTGATTTTGTATTGGTTATATATACTCGCTTATCCGCTTGTGATTTTACGTTAGTTATATAAACCTTAATATCTGCCTGAGACTTCTGGTTAACTACATACCAAATGTTTTTACCATGATCATACTTATTATTAGTATAACTAATAATAAGGTTTGCCTGAGACTTCTGGTTAACTATATAAATGACTAAATCCGCCTGAGACTTCTGGTTAACAAAATATACCTTCGTAGCAGCATTAACCATAAACGTAAAAAATAGGAAAGAGATTAGAATAAAAATTTTCATGATTTCTGGTTTAATAATAATAATAGTAACTAGAAGCAAGACTATTTTACCTTTAAATAAAAAAACATGAATATAATCGGGGTTAATGCTGGTAATGGGGTAATGGTTCATCCTTTTAAAGAAGATTTAATTTTCAATATTGAAACTAGGTCAATTTATAATACTCCAAACGATATACAATGGAGATTAAACTTTGATTGTACCCTAATTAAAAAATTTGTAACCCTACCAGATATTGATGTTGATGTTGCTATTGGACATCCAGATTGCGGTCATTCGTCGATGATGTCTTTAACTCGAATTAAGCAATTTACCGACCCAAGAAAAAATGAATCGCTAATATCATTTTTCACTATAATCAATTCTTATAAACCTAAGATTTGGTTAATGGAGAACCTCCCAAAATTATTAGAAACTATCTCTGTAGAAAATCTTAAACAATTATTTCCAGATTATAGGTTTTTCATTCATATCGGATCGGTATCTGATTTTGGTAATTCTCAAATTACTCGGAAAAGATTGATTATCATAGGTATAAGAGATGACCTAAGAAAATTTAAAAAATACATTGAAGTTTACAGAGTAAATGAACCAAAGAAGACGAAATGGTTATTAAAAGATTTACCTTTTGATGGTTATATTAAAGAGGATTTAAAAGAAATTATTACATTATATGCTGGATACAAATTACCTCTTAGTGAGATTAAGGAGAAATGGCTCACTGAATTTAAAGGTGAGAGCCGTTGGAAGGTTATCGGAAGGAATTTCTCCACAGCCCCCGGTGTCTATAGGAACCTCGCTAATCGATTTCCGGCAACGGCTAGAAAACAAAACCGCCAATTTAACCCAGAAGGTGAGCAAATGTCGGCAAGAGAATTAGCAAGGATACAGGGTATTCCTGATACATTTAATATCTGGTTTGATGAAAATAAGATAAAAACCTCAATAAATAAAGGAAGAGTAACAGTGACTAAATGCCCCCCGTATGAGATAGGTTTATGGTTTAAGGACATAATCAATAAACTTATGGAAAAGGGTTTCTTTACGCGCGCGTAATAAGAATTTTTACCTATTATTAAAATATATACTTAAGTATATATATTTTAATAAATAGGGGTATATAAATATCCTTGTTATCTGGGATAAATCCCAGATAGGACTTTGATATCAAAGTCCTAATACAGAACAGAAGACCATTAATTATTTTTATGAAGACTATTAGAAGACATGGGGAAGGAAATTAATATCAAAGCTCTAACATTAGAGCAATTTAATGTCCTTAAGCGTGTTACCGAAGATCCAATATACTTTGCTAATTTTGCTTATATTACCCATCCATTGCAGGGTAAGATCCTTTTTAACCTTTACGATTATCAGAAACTTCTCTTATTTTATTTCTATACTAAAAGGTTTAATCAAATCCTTAAATTTCGTCAAGCAGGAATAACAGAATTGCTAGCCTTATACTCATTATGGTTGGCTATGTTTAGAAATAGTAAGAATATCCAAATCATCTCAATTAAGGATAGAGTTGCTAAAAGGGTTCTAAAAAGAATAAAATTTATGTATAAAAACCTGCCCTGGTACTTACAAGTACCAATTATTAATGGCAGGTCTGGGGATTTTGGTACAGCTACAGAAATAGAATTCTCAAATGGCTCAATTATTACTTCAATACCAACTACCGAAGATGCTGGTCGTTCTGAAGCGGTATCATTATTAATACTTGATGAAGCAGCTATTATCAGATGGGCTTCTCAAATTTGGGCAGCTGCTTTTCCGACATTATCAACTGGTGGAGCAGCAATAGTAAATTCTACTCCTTATGGGGTAGGTAATTGGTATCATAAACTATGGGTTAATGCTATTGCTGGCGGTAATCCATTTAATCCAATAAGGTTAAAATGGACAATGCACCCAGAAAGGGACCAGAATTGGTATGATGAAATGAGAGATGCTTTAGGTCCAAGACGTACTGCACAGGAGATTGATGGAGATTTCTTAGCTTCTGGTGATACAGTTTTTGACTTAGTTGATATTAAAGCTATCGAAGATTCATTAGCTGATTATCCTCCAATAGAAAGAAGATTAAACGGTAATCTTCTTATTTTCAAAAGACCTAAAAAGGGAGAACATTACTTTTTAGGTGCTGACGTCTCATCTGGGAGATCAAAAGATTATTCTACTATCACTATAATGGATAAATACGGGGATGAAGCTTTAGTATTTAAAGGAAAGATCCCACCCAATCGTTTTAAGAATTTATGTGGAGATAGTGGAAAAGAATATAATTTTGCTAAGATGGGGATGGAATGCAATAGTATTGGAGAGGGTTTAGTTAGTGGATTACAAGATGATGGTTATCCAAATATGTACTACTCTTCACAATTATTAAAAGAGAAAGGTTCGAGAAAACCTAAAATTAAAAAAGTACCGGGTTGGTATACCACTTTACATAATAGACCAATTATCATAACAGAATTAGAAGCAGATATTAGGATGGATAATGTAACTATCAAAGATCCATTCTTTGTACAGGAGGCTTATACCTTTATCTATGATTCAAAAAATAAACCAATCGCTTTAGGGAAAAATGATCGTGAGAGTGAAAATGAAATTAGCGATGAAACTTATACCGACGATGCTATCTTAGGAAAGGCTATTGCAAATTTTATAAGAAAAGGAAAAATTAATTCAACGATAGTTGCACCTCAATAAAAGAATTTATGGGTATTTTAGATATTTTTAAACCCCGAAAAGAGCTAACAGAGGCTATCAAACATCTTGAGGATAGGATCATTACCATCGATCATCGGATTACTGATGCTTCCAAAGAGATTAAATCCACGGTTATACCAGAACTTCCAACAGGCCGTAGAAGCTATCCAGATTTCCAAGAACAATACGATCTCTGGTTAGAAAATCTTAAAACAGTTAAACCTGGATTTATAATTGATATGATTCCCGTAATTAGGCAATTATTTAAGTCAAATCAAAATTTGGGTTTAGCTGTTTTTGATATGGTTCAATTAACTAATACAGGCCATAGAGTTATATTTGATCCAGAAGTAAATCCAGACCAAGTTGATTTGATGAGAAAACATTTATCATTTGTTTCTAAGAAATGGGGTCATGGTGTAGCTGGAATAAATGGATTAATTAATAAAATGATAGCTCAGATTTATATCACTGGAGCTTTATCTAATGAATGGGTGATAAATAATGAGATCACCGGTATTAAAAATGTCCATTTAATTAGACCCGAATTTATTCGTTTTTCTTATCGCAGGAATAAAGCTGAATACCAACCATATCAAATTATCGATAAAACTCTAAATTCAGACTTTGTACTTGATGGGAAACAACTCAGAAAATTAAATCCTCAAACTTACAAGTATTTTGGCCTAATTTCTGATGTTGATGAACCTTATGGAATTCCACCATTCCTTACAGCTTTAGAGGATATTGCAGACCAGAGAGCTATGAGGAAGAATATGGCCCATATAATGAGTCAAGTTGGTTTAATGGGATTTTTAGAAGTTCTTTTAGCTAAACCCGATATGCAAGAGGGTGAAAATGAGCAGGCTTATTCTACGAGATTGACAAATTTATTAAAGACAACACGAGAAAATGTAAAAGTTGGGTTGGATGAAGCTTTATCTGTCGGTTATAAAGAAGATCATGAATACACTTTTCACTCCACAACTAAAAACATGTCTGGTGTTCCAGACATATTCAATATTAACCAAAGGTTGGTAGCTAATGGTTTAAAGTTTTCACCATCATTTCTTGGTGTTTCCAATAATGCAGAAACATCAATAAATATAGTGTTTACGAAAATGTTATCACAATTAAGGAATACTCAAGAAATTATACAGGCCAACTTGGAGTTTGCTTATGCTTTGGAATTAGTGTTAGCCGGTTTTAAATTTAACTACCTAAAAGTATCATTTAATCCTTCTACAATTACCGATGCTTTAAAAGAGCAACAGACAGAAGAGATTAAAATTAGGAATGTTAATGCCAAGTATAAAATGGGGGTTATCGGTCAAGAAAGGGTGGCAGATGAACTTGGGTATGAAAAACCCGATCAGGATGAACCAAGAGAGATGTTGGATGATCCTACTGACGACCCCGCTAAGAAACGTGAAAAACGTGAAAAAGATAAAGATAAATCGGATAGAACTTCTCGAGATAAAGATAAGTCACAACCTCGAAGAAGGGATACTGATACCCGAGAAAGATAGACAGAAGACTAAGTTCTTTTAATAAAAAAAGTTATGTTATTCATTGAGAAAAGGACCTTTAATTTAGGACATAATTTAGTATTAGGTTATGTTCCCGATATTATAACTGAAGAGGTTTTGGATAAAGCTTTTAAAGATAATCCTCCTGAAATTCGGAATTTTGGACTTTTTGGGAATGATATTGACTTTAATGCTTATTATCCCGATGTTAAGGCAGAAGACCTACAACCCACTGATGCTGATTTTGTTGAACCACTATTTAGGGGTCTTTCAGAAACTGTACTAAATACACATTATGACCCCATTAGTTTCGAAAAACCTGGTGTTCTAAAGAAATCAATGAATCTAATTTTAGGACAGAGTGTTTACCCAAATCATGAGGCTGCAGTTGGTAATGAACTTGGCTCAGTTTCTAAGGTTTTTTGGCAAGAGAAATATATTTCTAAAGAGGGGATAGAAATTCCTGCAGGTTTTAATGTTAAATTGAAAATAGACGGTAAATCTAATCCAAAGATTGCACGGGGTGTAATGATGAATCCGCCTTCAATCCATTCAGCTTCAGTGACAGTTACTTTTGCCTGGGAAAAATCACATCCCGAATTATCTGACCAGGATTTTAGAAATTTGAGGGGTTCTATGGGGTCTGATGGTAGAATGATTATGAAGGTAGCTTCTAAGATTATTGCTTACCACGAAATCTCATTTGTACCACATGGTGCTGACCCATTTGCTCAAAAGGTAAATGATGAGGGAGAAATTGTTAATCCAAAATATGCTAAAACCCGTAGTAGCTTTTCCTCTATTTTTGATTTTAAGACCGAAGATGGGAAATTTGAAATTGAGACAATTAGTAATTCACAAAATAATCAACAAAATCAAGATGCCATGGAATTTTCAGATTTTTTAGCCCAGTTAAAATTGGGTGACCTGCAGTTTAATGATATTGAAGCTTTAGCGGATCATGTTAAAAAAATGTCCGAAGGATATACCCAGCTTCAAGCGATAATTGAAAAAACTGGGGAAAATCCTATTGAATTCATCGATAATTTGGTTAATAACCAAAAAACTGATGAGGAAAAAACTATTCTTAGCTTTATTGAAGCGAACCAAGGTTTGGATAAAGTTAAAGAACGTATTAACTTATCCTTATCGGGAGTTCGCGATGAAGCTGTTAAATTTTATAAGCTTTTACATACCGACGATTACCAACAAGCTATCGAGGATACGATAAGGAACTCGGAAATGGAGGCAGCCCAATCATTTTTAAATACATATAAAAAGGAATTTGAGGAAAATGTACCATTATCCTGTAAAGATTGCGGTTCTACCAATATCGATCGTTCCTCTTTCATCGACGGTAAAATGGATCCTATTGCTCCTAAACCCAAATCAATTGAGGAACTCAGAAAATCCTTTAAAACTGGTTCTGGTGTAAAAGGCTCTGATCTTCATAAAGTTTAACTCTGAAGACCATTAACTTATTATATTATCAATAACTTTATTTTGATTAATCATAAAAACCTATTAACATGCCTGGATCATTAGGAAACACTACCTATACCGTATTTCTTTACGGTGTAGAATCCCACAAACTCCACATGGAATTTGAGGTGAATACCGGAGTCACAATTCATAAAGGACAACCGGTAAAACTAGCGGGCTCCGGTGAAAAGATAACACCTCTTCTTGCCGCAGATAAACCGCATATCTCTTGTATTGGCTATTCCATTCATGATGGGGAAGCTGGTGATTTAGTAACAGTTGCCATGAGAGCATTTACTGTAATCATTGGCGAAGCGGAAGATTCCATGTCACCAGGACCCGTTGAGTTTGTTGGGTACGATACTGAGAACGCTGATAACAACATACAGGGTTACAACCGATTCTCCGATACCGATATTGATGAAGATGATTCTCATATCGGGTGGACATTGGATGCAGCCACAGCCGAAGGGGATAAAATACGAGTTGCCCTTATTCCGTAATGTGAAACTTATAACTTAAAGAGATATGAATATAGAAGTTTTTTCAGCAAGCGCATACAAGGGTAAACTTCGCGAAACAGTAAAATTTATGGAGTCTTTAAGGCTCGATAAGGATGCTCCCCGCGATATAACTCTGGCCGAAGTTGTCCAAGAGAGATTTACTACTTCGGTAGATTCTTTCTATCGTGATCTCGGTATTGATCCAGGTTTCGATACGGTAAGTAATATTTTTACCACACCCGATGAAGATATCAGGTGGTTGGTTCCCGAGATCTTCAGGGATGCTTTACGCCTTGGGATGAGGACCGGTCCTATTTATCCTAATTTAATTATACGTGAGGAGCAGACAACGGGATTAACCCAAGTTATGCCGTGGTTAAACATGTCGGATTCAGCACCCCGTAGGGTAGGAGAAGGAGAGACCATACCATTGGGTACACTTTCCTATGGATCGAAATCATTTAAGATTTACAAGGTTGGAAGAGGTATCAAAATTTCATATGAGGTTTTGCAATATTCTTCTTTGAACGTTGTTTCGATCTTCCTGCAGGATTTCGGTTTGAAGCTTGGTCATGCTCTTGACACATTGGCGATCGATACTTTGATTAATGGAGAACAAGATGATGGTTCAGAATCAGCTCCTGTTATCGGTATCGGAAACCTTACCAGTGGTAAAGCTTATCGTGATTTCCTGAAAATCTGGATAAGAATGGCAAGGATGGGACGTAAACCATCAGTAATCCTCGGTGGTGAGACATCAGCATTGGATACTCTGGATTTATTGGAATTCAAGGAAAGATACGAGGGAACTGCTCGTCACAACCTTAACTTGCAAACCCCAGTCCCCGCTTCCAGCAATTATTTTATCCACGGCGGAATTGATGATACACAGGAATTGATCATTGATCCCACTGCGTCACTCCTGAAATTCAATGCTCAACCATTATTGGTTGAATCGGAGAGGATAGTTTCTAACCAGACGGAAGCTTTTTATGCAAGTCTAACTACCGGTTTTGCTAAAGTTTTCCGTGATGGAACTGTTATCATGGATTCTTCTCTTGCATTCGATGAAAACGGATTCCCGGCATTTATGGAGATGGATGCTTTGCAAGTAGTCAACATAGAGTAATTTTACTGTAACTATTAAAGATAAATATCTTATGGCAAATTACTTAAAACTTGGTGAAAAAGCAGAAGTTTTCTTTGATCCGGAAACTCGTACCAAAATCGTAAAGGGTCAAGTTGTTGAGTTCTCTTCAATTCCAAAATCGAAACGAATTCTGAAAGCCTTAAAGAATGGTCACTTGGAGAAAACTACCCAAGAGGAGTTCCTTAAGAGTAAACCCAAAGTTGATGATAACGTTGACGAGGGCAAAATCGAAGAAAAATCGGTTGAGTTCTTTAACGCTATGACAAAAGCCGAAATCATCCAATGGGCAAAAGATTTTGGATTCAATGATGATGATATGGCAGAATTGGAAGGTATGAAAAAAGCAAAAATGCCCCAGTTCATGGTCGATACTTTACCGGAATATGAGGATGACACTGACGAGGATGACACTGACGAGGATGATGAATAAGTAACATCATGTCCATAATAGCTGCTTTTAAATTTGATATTACCGGAGCATTATTGGTGAAATTTACCGATTTAAGCTCCGGTAATATCGTTACACGTAATTGGGATTTTGGAGATGGCTCAACTTCTTCAGATGCCGAAGTTGAACACCTCTATAGTAATCCCGGTTATTATAATATTGTGTTATCAGTTAGTGATGGTAGCACTCCTCCAGAATCCGATTCTTATTCAGTTAGAATTGGTCTTTACGAAAACGGTTTGGCATTGGGATTAAAAATTTCTGAATATATTTTATTGGGATTACCCAGTACTTTGTCCTTTAATGAAGATTTAGTAAAGGTCTTAATTCAGAAATGGCAATCTATTATTGGCCCTAGTGTTATACCTGAGATTAGTAATTATTACGTTGAATTATATTATCCCATCCTATATGGGCAATTAGTTGCAGATTTAGTACTTTATGACCTTATTCTTGATGGTGCAAAAAATTACCTTGTTTCAATAGGGTGGAATAATGGTAATGGTACGCAAGTAAAAATGATAACTACAGGACCTGCCACTGCTGAATGGTTCGCTGGGTCTGATATTTGGAAATCTATAATGAGTGCTGGAGGAATGTTTGAAATGTTGATATCGCAGATATGTTCCACTTCTCGTAAATTAGGTATAAACCTTCATATCTGTGGTAAATTTGCTAAGATCACAATAACCCCAGAAATTTATAAACCACATAAAATTTCTCCAAACTATCCTTTAGGTTGGGTTAACGAATTACTAGGTGGGTCATAATGCTTACAGCTGACAATTGGAATGCTTTTAGGCAAGCGATGATGATTGCCCATGAATCTTTTAATCAACAAGAGGTTATATGGGAACGTATGATCTCAAATATTGATAGATTTGGAGAGGATAGTGGATTAACCACAGACTCAATCACTTTAAAGGGATTAGTTTTTTATAATTATATGCGGACATGGGTTATCTCTAGACCAACTAAAACAGGGTTAGCAGATGATGAGTCTCTGGTAGTTATATTAAATAAGGATTATCTTTCATCTTTAGGATACCTAAATTCAAATGGATATTTTCAGTTTAATCCGGGTTTTGACCGATTCATTATAAATGGTATTAGATATGAACCTGCAGGTGATACAGATGCTGATCAAGCTTTTAGTGATCCCACTTTATTTTATCTAATCCTTAAAAGGGAAGTTAGAAACACGGGGGATCAAGTCTATGGCTAGGGGAGTAAGCCATTATACAACCGGTACCCTATCTGAACACCGTACTAGGGGCTTATTATCTGGGGTACAGATAAAATACGAGGGGGATTGGTTAAAAGCAAAATTGTTATTATCTAGTTTACCATTAAATATTAGAAAATCCGCTTTAAAAGCCCAACTCAGTTTTGCGAGAAAATACAAAAACCAACTTCAGGAGAATATCAAGAATAATGGTAGTAATCTACATTGGGCTCCATTAAAGAAAAGTTACGTTAAATGGAAGGATAAACAGAATGCTCCCTTCTCTTCGGCTAGTATGTACAGATTTCATGGTACTTATTATAATGCTATTGAAATAATTACTTCCAAAGATGTAGTTACTATCGGGATATCAAAAGATCGAGATTTAATTTCTCCTCATTCAAAATTGAGAGTATCCCAATATGCCTTAATATTAGAAATGGGTTCATATTCTAGGGGAATACCGTCAAGGAGGTTATGGGGTCCCAGTTTTGCCCAGATAGGTGGTAGGAGGGAAATTTTAAGGATGCTGAGAAATGAATTACAACTTTCTGTAAAAGCTTATGGAATAGTCTTATCATAATGGATGGTTTTAAAATATCAAATATAATAGAGATTATTGAAAGATCAGTTTTTTTACGTCTATTAGAAGCTTGCGTAGAAAGTGGGTATACACCGGATATTCAGGACTCTGTTTTATTTCCAAATGATGCCTCGGGCCAAATCGCCTATAAAAATGCCTTAAGAGCTATCGTTGCTGAAAAAGGTTTTGCCATTGAAATTTATAATCATGGTGGAATTACCGATAAAGGGGATAAAGAGGTTCCTAGAATAGTTATTATTTCAGAAAATTTTGAGAAAGGGAATATTGGTTATGGCTTTTCAATAACTAAAAAATTTGATGAAGTTACCCAAAAGTTTGTTCCAAATAAAATCCCAACATTAACTTCTGATTTTTATTATAGGGTTGTTTTAGTTGGAAATAAGATCACCCATTATAGGACGATGAGTAGTTTAGTTGCCTTAGCTTTACCCAATATGGGGTATATTCCCCCTAGTCAACCACTTTCTACACCTCATCCAAGACAAACAGAAGACATTAACCTATTTAACCGAAGAGTTCAACAATTTGAATTAGATGATGTAAGAACAGGTACCTTTGAACGATCATATAGGTATTGTATAAGTGATGTATTTGAAGTGGATCCAGATGATGCTGTTGGTACGGTTCCAATTAATTCGATTCTAGTTCATTTCTTGAGAGGTAATAATCCCATTAATGATCTTCAAATAGATTATACAACAAAGCTTTTAGCCAGTGAAACTAATGTCTTAGCAAGTTCGGACGATTTATTATCAGATGTATGAAAAATTTAATTATCCTATTATTCCTACTCCCATTAATGGGTTTTTCCCAATTAGATACTGTACTGGTTGGAGCTTATGCTCGTGATCCTCAAGCAGATAATATAAGAGAAGCTTTTATAAAGGTTAATGATGCTATCTTAGAGTTAAATGACCTTATCGAAATTAATTTCGATTCTTTATTTCTTGACCTAGATAACCAGATTAATGAATTACATGATACTACCGATTTATTAAGAGTTGAGATTAGTATTTTAAATGATAGCATCTCAGTCCTAAGATCGGATTTATCAGAAATAGAGGCTTTTCTATTAGTAGCTTTAAGTCAGTTAGAAATTGAACTAGCTGACCCCGATTCTTTAGCTCCCATCATACATTCTACCGATATTAGTTGGAGATGGAGTTCAGTTCTTTTTGCAGATGGCTATATATTTTCTACTACTACGGATATTTTAGACGGGGTTCTAGTTGATACAAATTATTATAATGAAGTTAATCTAACTTGCGAAACTTCATATACTAGATATATCTGGGCTTATAATGAATCAGATACCTCAGATATACTCTCTATAACTTCAACCACTGGTACTTGCTTTGTTTGCGGTACCTCACTTGCTATAAGCCATATTGAAGGTAGCGTTGCTCCAGTAAATAAGTCTACTACTTATGGAACAGTTACTAATGTACCAGGTGAAACATCAAAGTGCTGGATTACCAGTAATTTAGGATCAGATAATCAGGCTAGTGCTAGTAACGATGCAACAGAAGCCTCAGCAGGGTGGTACTGGCAGTTTAATCGTATTCAAGGATATAAACATACAGGGAGTACTCGTACACCGAGTACAACATGGATTACCACTATAGATGAACCTAGTGATTGGACTATTGGTAATGACCCTTGTATTAGTGAACTTGGTGATGGTTGGAGATTACCAACTGCATTAGAGTGGAGTAATGTTGATGCAGCCGGTAGTTGGAATGGAGATTCAGGACCGTGGAATTCTTTATTGAAATTACATAAGGCTGGCTACCTAGATTCATCTGCTGGGGATTTACAACTTAGGGGTACAATAGGTTATTATTGGAGTAGTACTCAAAGTTTAACTAATTATGGAAGGGATATATACTTCATGAGTGGAGCTTGCGATATTACTATTGCAGATAAATCTCATGGGTATCCTGTCCGCTGTATATTTGAATAATACAAGATCATTATAATATATTATAATTAACATCTAATAAAAATACCATGAGCAATACCGCTAATGTTGATTTTCAGATTATCAATAATGCTGGGCAGGTTTCTATACCCCTAACAGATATAGTTTTTGTACAGGGAAAAACCGTAAGAGGTCCAGTTTCCGATCCTTCGGACATTATTACTAGCTGGGCTCAGTTCAAAAGATTGTTTGGTGGCTATACTTCAAGCTCTAATCTATTTCCACTACTTTGCATGAGATTGCTAAATCGGGGAGCAAAGTTACGTGTAAATAGATTAACTGATGGAGCTGAAGCTTTAGCTGAAACTAAGGATGGAGGAGTAGCTGCAAGTTTTGTGGATGGTGCTTTAGCCCTTTTCAGTTTTGTTGCAAAACATGATGGAGCTGATTATAATAACATAACCGTAGAAGTTAAAGATGCTTCAAATGGTAATGCTAATTACTTTAATATTGAGGTAACTCACGCTACTGATGATGATGTTTATGAACTTTATGAGAATTTGACTATTACTGGAGCTCCAACTATAGCTAATTCAGATTACTTACTTATCATTGCAGAAACTTCAGATTATATAGTTCCAGTATATAAAGATGCTTCCACTGGGACTGCCCCACTTAGGCCAGAAAATGATTCATTAACTTTAGCTGGTGGCTCAGATGGGGGTACATTAGATTTAGCGGATTATACCGGTGATTCTGGAGATAAAACCGGTTTTTATGCTTTTGATGGGTATGATGAAGCTTTTGCTTTAATCTGTCCTGATATTTCTGAGAGTGATTTAGCTGGTATCTCAGCAGCGGGGGAGGGTTATGCAAGTGGTCGTAAAGATTTGAGATATTACCAACACCTTGATAACTCTAATACAGACCCAAATGACCTCATCTCTGAGAGACCAGACCTAGATTCAAAATATATCGCCTTTACAGCAGGTGGCCTTTATATAAATGATCCCCTAACCAGTACAAAAATAGCAATTCCAGAGGTAGCTGATGTAATTGGTTGTATGGTATATACCTTCCATAATTTCAAACCTTGGTATGCTATAAATGGTCCAGTTAGGGGGATAATTCCTAATGTTTTAGGAGTAGTTAATAACTTTGGCAGTCAGGGAAGTTTCGCTGACCTAAACCTTTTAGCAAATAACCAGATAAATATGGTTATCTTAAGGGATAGGAAGATCATGCTTTGGGATGGGTATACTGCTTTACTAGGTAATAACCCCGAGAAATTTATTTCCATTAATAATCTTCTTCTTTATATACAAAAGACATTAAGGCCTTTCTTAGAGGCATACCTTGGGGAACCCAATGATATGCAAACATGGAAAAATATTTATCTTTCTGTATTACCTTTCCTTGATAGTTTAGTTACTGATAGAGGGTTATTCTCATATCAATGGAATGGTGATCAATTTGCAACCTCATTATCTGATTTGCAGGTTAATACTCAAGCAGATGTATTACAAGGTAAATACACGATCGATTTCCGTATAACTCCGATTGTTCCATTGGTGGAGATTAAGGTAAAAATCGTAATAACCCCTCAAGGAGTTTCTTTTGAATAATTAATTAATCATAAAATCAAGAAAAATGAAAAAACTGTTATTTTCTATCGTAGCATTAATGCTTATTTCAGCCATTTCTTTTGGCCAAAGGTCATTTGGTGGAACTGCCACTGCAGATACTGTTACCCAAGCCACCGATTATACTTATACCGTGTTATCGGATGCCGGAAACTCTCCACAAATTTATGGTACTTCGTTTTTTCTGGACCGTGTGAGTGGTAAATTTGCTGGAAAAATTTATATCAGCCGAAGTTTCGATAATGTTCTATGGTTTCCCATTGATACAGTTACAGTAGCTACAGCAACTGGGGATACCCAAGCTATTGCCGATTATACTATGAGTTCTTATGCTGATGATTACTGGGGTTTGGTTACAAAATATTATAAGTTTGTCGTAAACAACGATTCGGTTGGAAAATACGTGGTATCGGGGAAGCATTCTGCTTGGAAACTCCCGTCACGATAATTTTATTAACAACTTTTAATCCTCTTTACTATGGCTCAGGTTGAAAATCCAAGGAAAGGATTTAATTTTCGAATATCTTTTCCAAATCCAAGATACCCCATTAATCATTTCTATGTTCAGCAAG